AGAGATACAGTGTATCTTGTCCATACCTTCAAGCGTAGCCCAGTTGTCTACCGCTGTTGTTTCTATATCGAAGTAAGCCCTTCTCATTGTCCTGCCTCCATTTCTTTTTTAACTTTGTGCCAGTATTCTAGTGTGTTCCTATTAGACATGCCGTTCGGTCCACCGTTGTGTAGACGTGCATACTCTTCTAGGGTGTGTAACTTTGCGTACCTATTCCAGTAAGCACGTATCACTTCTATTGATCGGTCAACATACAGACAGTTGTATGTCCATGTGCCTTTGATGCCTGAGTCTAAGAAGTAATCATATGTAATTTGGAACGGACCAATCTCTTGATATCTTCCTACAGCATAGGTTGGGTTAGGTTCTCCACCTGTTTCCACCTTCATGATAGCTGAGAGAAGTATAGCTATCTCAGTCTCTGTTGGTTTAGAATGGTTCATTACTTCCCCCCATAAAGGCGATACTTTTTGTTGGCTCGCCTGCGCTGTTATCATTAGTAATAGGCTGAGTATCGTCAGCATCGAAGTATGTGTTTTTTTCATGTAGTCTTCCTGTGTGTTGGTTGTATTCGAGAGTGCAAGCTACGCCTGTCTCTCCGCTAAATCTGTTCTTGAGAATCCGAATGGTTGTTTCGTTCTTAACGTCTTCGTCCTGTTGGTTTCTCTCCAGTCCAATAACCATATCACTTAACTGACCAAGACCTGCTGAACCTCTCAGGTGTCCAAGCGTAGTCTCTCGTCCTTCTTCAAACCCTCTGCCCTCTGGTCGCTTAAGGTGCGAAACAAGAATCATTCCAACACCCACTTCTTCCACAAGAGAACGAAGCTTTGTCATAAGGATGTCAAGCATCTTGCGCTCATCTCCGTCCTGTCCTGACACAACAATGGATACGTGATCGAGGAATATCCACTTACATCCTAGACCCTTGTTCATGTATCGGATGCGATTGATTAAGTTGTCAGACTCAATCGAACCCCAGTGGTCATAGGTAACAAAGTTTCCGCTACCGATTGTGTCATCGAATGCTTTCTTCAACTCATCCTCTTCCACTTCAGTGCCGAGGTGCAGTGTCTTATTAATAGCTAGCCCCATGATGCCTTGAGCTGAACGCTTGATGCTTTCCTCTAAGGCAATGTAGCCAACCTTCTCGTTGTTCTTAATTAGGTGGTAAGCAATCTCACGACACACAGCAGACTTGCCTACACCACTGCCAGCACAGAACGTAGCAATCTCTCCAACACGTAATCCTCTTGTGATTCGGTTCATGCCGTCGAACGGATAGGAAGCACTGTCTACAATCTCAGTCTTACTGACAATGTCCCACATGTCCTCACCTGCTACGATACCATCTGGTCTATACTGAGTAGCGTCCCAGAATGACTGAATGATTTCACTGCCTCTATTCTCCATCAACAATTCGTTGGGGTCTTTGGCTGGAAGGTTAGCAATGAATGCCTTACCTACTGGAAGGATAGCAGCACACTTCTTAGAAGCTGCAATACCTACCTCATCCATATCAAACATGAGAACAATCTCGTCAAAGTTATTGAGATACTCAAGGTTGTGCTTGATGGCAGACATAGCTGACTGCGCTCCAGATGGAACACTGACCACAGCCCACTTACCATTGAAGGCAGTGGACACGCTCATCGCATCTATCTCTCCCTCCGTAATGGTGATGCGTTTACCTTTACCAAATAGGTGCATACCGAATAAGGTGCGCACCGTTCCTACTGTCTCGAAAGATTTATCTGGATAGCGTAGCTTCTGTCCTACTAGCTTACCCGTGCTGTCCTTGTAGTTAGCAATCTGGCAGAGCTTCGATCTGTTTTCTCCTACGGTGTATACATACTTCTTACAGATGGATAGTGGTATGTTTCTTTTTACTAAGTCTTGGTATTCGCCTTGAACTGTTGTCATGTTAGATGTGTGTGTTGTTGTTGTGTTTCGTTTGTTACTAGGTGTGAATATCCCACAGCTGAAACATTTAGTGCTGCCGTCTTCGTTCTCGCATAAGGCATCACTGCTTCCGCAGTCAGGGCAATTCGTGTGTGTGTTGATAGTTTTTAGGTCGTCCATTCTTCTGGTATACTTGGTCCTTGACACCAAGGTATGTTATGTTTGTCAGCCCAATCAGCATAGCTTGTCTTACTACCCTTGTAGATTTTACCCTTTGCTCTTTGGAACACGAAGCGCAGGTCTATGTCAGGATGTTGCTTCTTAATCCACTCATGCTTCTTACGATCAGCTGTCGTTAGTCTACCCTTGACCTCAAGGATGACCCCATTGTCCAAGAAGAAGTCAGGTGTGTACCTACGTTTCTTCTCAGGCTCTACGAAAGCAATGCGCTCACTCTCGTAGGTGTAGTGGACACCCTCTCCCGAAAGAGAGGATGCCACACGTTGTTCAAAACCTGACCTAAAAGTCCCCATTAGAAACTACAGCTTCAAGAGACTCACCTCCGCTAGAGAAACCTTCTTCTTCAGATGTGAATCCGAACGCTGAAGCTCCAGCTCCTGAAGCACTAGGTGCTACAAGCTCGATGATTTGTAGGGCTTTGAGTTGAAGGCTAACACCAAACCCAAGGCTTGGGCTGTACCAAGTGTAAGGCTTGATAGCCATCTTCACTTTAGAACCACCACCTACTTCAACATCACAAGCTTGTCCTTGTGCATCGAAGAGTTTGATGTTGAACTCATACACTTCACCAGTGCGGGAGTTCTTGCCTTTAGCCTTCTGCTTGCTTCGGATGATCCACTGACCATCTTCGGTCTCCTTAACAGGGAACTCTTTACACAGGCGAATCTTCTTACCTGTCTTACGCTCCTCCATTTCGTGAGCTTCGCTTCGGATTGTTTCTACCTTAGCAGCAAACTCTTTCGCTTCTGCTTCCGTTACGATGATGTCACAAGAGTATGCGCCATCAGGGTCGAACGTAGTGTTCGGTTTATTGACGTGAGGGTAACGTGCTGTACCCACCATAGTTGTTATTGTATCATTCATGAGAATATGTACTCCGATTTGTATATGTTGTTTATGTTGAATGTCCCCTTCACTGGAAGAGGCTCAAGGTTTACTCCATGCTCATCTTCAATTGAGTCTTTCAACTCTTGAAGTAAGTCTGGTGTAAATTGTTTTACAAACACATCACGTATGGTAGCTGCAAGCTCGTTGCATTTAGTGGTGTGTGTCGCCATCGAGTCATGCACCATTGCAAAATCTCTGACGTTGAAATTGGTAGCTGATTCATTGACTGTAGTATGTAAGATGCTAGCGTCAAGCGAATGTATATAATTAGGCGAAGCTCCTTGTGCTTGTCTCTTAGCACTCAACTGATCAGTGTCCTCACGGAAGCGAACACGCATAACTTTATCGCCAAGCTTTGTCTTAATAGATTTAGTCTCCCACTTCTGGTAACTTTGATGACAAGGAAATCCACTAGGCGATACCCAATAGAAAGGCTTACCTTCGTTTGCTAATGTTCTGGCGGTAGATTGTAACCATGCCATAGCCTCTCTAGGTTTACCAACAACATCATTAATGCCTTGCCATACTTTACCTGCTAGGTAAGCAGTGGCTTGAAACTTATCAGTCTCATCGAACGGAACCTCATCCCGCTTACGTGCTGTCTCTCCGTACCAATCACTTATGTATTGACGGCACGAATACAGAGTAGAGCCATAGCTCTGTGTCATCGTCGGTCTCTTACAAGCTGACCTATCTACTCCGTAAGCTAGCCACTTGTCAGCGTAGTCAGAGTCTCCGTCTTGTTTTAGAAACTCAATAGTTTTGTCAGCAACAATGCCATAGATGTCTTGTGGGTATTTACTTGGTGCAACATTCGTCGCTATGCAAGAAGGCTCATCACGTGTGAGAACACCTAACAACTGTAGTCCGTTGTTGCTGGCATCCATTGCACACGGTAGATGTGTCATGAAGCCTACACCTGTAGCCATGTAATCTGCCCATTCAAAACAGAAAGCAAGGAACTGAAATGGTTCATCACATTCCCGCCACAAATCAGCATAAGCCATAGGGTCTTTAGCAATCTTGAAAATGTTGTGTCGGTTTTCTTCTACCCAATCAACACGCTGATTGAATGTGCCTTTGATACCGTAGCAGTTAGCTCCGTGAATTGCTAACCACTGAACATCGTTCTCGTCTTTAATCTTTTCGCCTCTAGCAAAAGTTAGCAGACTCTTTTGGAAGTCAGCCCCCATGTGATTCACATAGCTAGGAACTGCGTAGCATCTGCCTCTGAAGTCTGTCTGGTGTGGAAGGTAGAACTGCTTG